AGGTATGCGGGCCAGACGGTGAAGTCGGAGACTGAAATGTCGTCGATGGTCACCGTCGTGGCAACCGTCACCGGCCCCGGCACGTCGAGGTAGCAACCCCACGTCCCAGGGACGGCGATGGTAGCCGTCGTGGTGGAGATCGGTACGCCCGCCGCCTCCCTGACGATCGCCGAAGCGACCGCCAGGGACACGGAGGTGTACTGACCTGTCGAGATGCCGCGGGCGGTCATGTCGGCGGCCAATGCAAGCGTCGGCATCGTCATGGTTCCTCCCGCGGATCTCGGTTGAAGGGTTACGCGGTCTTGACGCTGGCGATGACCAGTGCCGTGGGCCGGACGACCTTGGCGCCGTACAGGTGCAGACCCTTGAGGGCGTCAGCGAACCGCTTCTCGGGACGGAACGCCTCAACCTTGCTGATCTGCTCGGCGTAGGACGTCGCGATGTTCGACCCGGCGATGGCGAGCTTGCCGCCGCCGGTCAGGGCGAAGTCGGTCACCGTGGCCGACGCCGTGCTGTTGACGGTGCAGGTTGCGACCGAACCGTCTGCGTTCACGGAAGCGATCGCGTTCGCAGCACCCGAACCGGTGCCGGTCACGGTCAGGCCGACGTCGCCCTGGTTCCACGTCCCGGCCGCGCTCGTGAGGCTCTTGGCCCCGGAGGCGGTCGTGGTCGTGATGGCGGTGCGGTTCGCCTGGAAGGAGTTGTTCGACTTGAAGATGGTGAAGCCAGCAGCCTCACCAACGATGCCGTTGTGCAGGGCGTTCCCACCCGACTCGTTCGCCTTGACGAAGCGCGCGTCAAGCAGGAGCTTGCCGTACATGGCGGGGGCCACGACCGCGAAACGTCCCGCGGTCGGCACGTTGGCCTCGTCGAGCTTGACGGACGCCGGGACCAGGAACAGGTCGTAGACGTTCGTAGCGGTCGAGGAGACGTCGATGACGCCGAGGGTGTTGCCGGCCGCGCCGGCCATCAGGCCGGCGACGTACTGGTCGGCCTTGTCGGCCAGGCCGAACGCGGCACGCTGCGCAGCCTCGGTCATGAGGGCGCCACCGGAAACCACCTGACGGCGGTCGATGTCGTCGATCTCGAACGCGAACGCCTTCGCCTGGTTGATGAGGAGCGTCTGCTCCGCGTCGGTCAGGACCTGGACCGTGAGGTCAGTGTCCTTGGTGTAGTCGAGGATGGTCGGGTCGGCCACGGAGACGATGTGGACGGTGTCGCCCGCATTCTGGATCGTGCCCTCGTAGTCACGGTTCACGCAGGGCGTGCCACCGAAGACGAGGTTCTTGGAGAGGACGGACAGGAGGGTGGAAGACCACACCTCGGGCTGGAAATACGTGATGGCCATGATGGGGCCCTTTCGGGGTCAGTGGTTCAGGACTTGGTGGCGCCGAGGATGTTGGCGAGTCGGCCTTCCTTGCGGGCGGCTTCGACCTCGTCGTACTTCTTGTCGGCGTAAAGCTTCTTCACGTCCTCGGCCGTGAGCTGAGGTGCGTTTCCCGGCGGGGTCCCATTGCGGTTCGCGTCGATGTTGGGCCACTTCGGAGCGGTTGCCGCTGCCAGGTATGGCTTGTTCTTGATGAGGTCTTCGACCGCCTTGGCGATTGCCGCCGAGTCGGTCTCTCCGTCGTCCTTCACGTCGAAGGTCGACAAGTCGAGGTAGTGTAGTGCGTCTGCCGGGTCGGCGAGCTTGCCAGCGGCGGCGGCGCGGATCTCAGCCTTCAGGATGCGGTCGTTGGCCTTCGCTAGCGCCGCTGACTCGACCTCCCGGGCCTTCTGCGACTCGGCATACTCAGATTCCTTGCCCTGCAGTCGGGCGAGGTCGGCCTCGAGTGCATTCACGCGTTCGACGGCCTTGCGCGCGTCCGTGAGCTTGCGCTCCAGGTCCTTGTTGACCTTCTTCTGCCCTTCGAGCCGAGAAGCAAGTTCCTCGGGTGTGGGCTGGACGTCAGCAGTCGACTCGCTAGCGTCCGTGGTGGTGTTGGTCTCGTCGACCGTGGTGGTAGCAGCCTCGTCGGCCATGGTGTCTCTCCTTGCGAGAGGTAAACCCCACCCCTTGCGGGCGGGGAAATCAGAGGATGTAGCCGTACGTGCGGAGCAGGCGAAGCGTGTCCGTCTGATCCTTCGCGGCCTTGTAGATGGCCTCAGGCGTCAGCCGGCCGATGGTGGTCGACGCATACCGGGCGCCGGGTCGCTTGCGGTCCATCGAACTGTTGTAGGCGCCGTGGCGGGTGGTCATCGCGAAATGCGCGTAACCCCGACGCGTGGTGCCCTCGAGCGTGTAGATGCCGATCGTTGACCCGCCGCGCTTGGAGTTGATGACCTGGTTGAGGTCGGCGCCCCCGTCGATCGCCTTCTGTTGCGCGATCGTCAGATCCTTGACCCGCGACGAGACTGGGGCTTCGGGCTCGAATGAGTCGGACTCGGACCGTGCCTCCATGACGCCGTCGCAGCCCGGATGCCGCTTCACGTGCGTTTCCGGCTTGTACCGCTTGCCGACCAAGACCGCGCACCGCTGGCACATCGAGCCCGGCTCCACGAACACGCCGTACGTGTTCCTGGTTGCGACCAACTGCGCGTCATGGGCGTGAGATGAGGAGTCCGCCACTGCGTACTGGACGAGCGACTCGAGCATCTTCCCGCCGGATGACAGCATGTCCACGGGCGAGCCGATCGCGTTCCGTGCCGTATTGACCGGGGTCAGCAGGTAGTCGCTGAGCGGGACAGCCGTATCGGGTAACCATGACGGGTTGACCCATCCCGCAAAGGCTGCCGGGCGGACCTTCGTCAGTTGCCGCTCAGGGTGTCCGGCCTCGTCGAGAGCGGTTGCGACAGCCGCCGCGCCGTCCGTTGCCGCTCCGAACTGCGCGGCGTACACGACCGCCGCGAGCCGGGGTGTCATCTTCAACCACTGCGCGAACCAGTCGCCGTTCGGGTTGATCTTCAGCCACTCACGGCGAGCCACCAGCATCGCTACGACGGAGCGACGCTGGACGTTCGCGTGAAGGGTCTCAGTTGACCGGAGCAGCGCCACTGGAAGCCACCGCGCTCGACGTCATCGCCGGGCTGGACCCGGCCAGATCCTTTGCCATCTGCAGCAACGGATCGTCCGCCTCGCCCTTGATCTGGTCCATGAGTCGGTCGATCTCCGGCTGACTCATGCCGTACCGACGCTCGAAGATCGCACTCAGCGGCCAACCGATCGCGCGATCCTTCGACGCCGAGTCCGACACCTGCGCATCCGACATGGTCTCCGGGTTACGCCATTGGATGGTTGCCGCACGGCACGCGTCAGCGACGGCGGTCTGTCCACGGACGAGCGCGAACCGGCGGAAAACCTCACGGGTGGGGCGGGTCAGCGACTTGTGACCCTTGCGGACCTTCGTCGCCAGCGGCAGCTCGAGCGCGGTCAGGGTTTCGCCGTTCACGTTGCCGAGCTCGCCCATGATGTAGTGGATCGGGGTCCGGGTCTGCGATGCGACATGCTTGACAGCCACGCTCACCACGTCAGTGAACACATCCAGCTTCGCCGCAGCCCACTCGGACGTAGACGCCTTCTCGCCGGTCAACCACAGCATCCGGCCACGCGTCAACGCCTCGAGGTCAAGCGGCTTCTCGCCGATCTTCTGACCCTCGGCGTCAAGGATCGGCATCACCGGGCGCTCGGCGCCGGACACTACCCGCGCAGGCATTCCCGCGTAGTCGGCGGCACCGAACAGGTATGCCCACATGAGGTTGATCGCGTCCTGCATCGCCATCGTTCCGTCGATGTCCGAGATCGGACCCTTCGAGATCAGCGGCCGGTTCGGATGCTCGACGATCGGGAGCACGCCCAACGTGTTCTTTACGACCGGTTCGGCGCCTTCACGGGGACCCCAACCGCCAGCCAGAAGCATCATGGACGCGGGCAGGATGAAGCCGCGCGCGGCCAGTTGGGTCGCGGCCGTCTTCCGTGAGAACTTCCATATCTCCTCGGATGTGAAGAACGTCGCATGTTCGGTCAGATCGTCGTCGACCCAGGCGCGCAGGTTGTACTTCGCCTCGCCCGTTTCCGGGTCATAGTGAACGATCGTCGTGTCGGGGTTCAGCCACGTCAGCGTCGGGTCGCCGTCAGCGTCAGCCCAGACGAGGGCGTAGGACGTCGACAGGTACGCCGTCGAGAGGTAGCCCTGGTCGGACTTCTCCGGCCCGCCAGCGCGCACCCAGTCGTCCCACAGTGCCTTCTCGTCCGGCGACTGCACCGCAGGATCGTCACCCAACCGGATGCCGAAGACCTCGGTCCGGTCCGCCGCAGCAGAGCCGACCACGCCGCACCAGTTATCCGAGAAGCCCCGGAACCGGTCATTGTGGAAGTTGCGCCATTCCTGAGACGCGAACTGCAGCGGCTGGTCTCCGTTGAAGTACCGCTCCCGCTTGTCGAGGGACGGCCGATTGTCGAGGGGCCCATTCCGGATCGTCATCTCATCGTGGAGACGGTTTACCCAGTAG